CCGACACTATGGACGATAATCGAGGTTATTATCGAGTCACTAAAGTGGATGATTCAGGGACACCTACTTTGATAGTGACCGGGATTTCTACGTTTGCTGGGGATATGGGCAGCGACATGGTGTTTGATGGTACAGATGAAAATCGTGCTTATGCCGTGTATCCAACCATCCACAACTCTCAGTTAAATCCTGATAGTTCTGGTCTTGAACGGCAGATGGATATGCGTCCGACCAAACATCGAAATAACAAAGCTAAATTTAATTATACAACGAATTTCCACTCAATCCGGCCCTTCTCATACCGGGTTATTCGACCGTCGGCATTGTTTACGGATGAAACGATTGATCTGATTTTGTTGATGCGGGAACGAATCCTATCCCTTATTGAACTGATCGGTCGGGGGTTTGAAGGGAAGAGTGGGGATTACTGGACATTCCAGAAATATGTTCACATTGAGGACCTGGGTTCTACCTGGAATTCTGAGGATGGCCTTGGTTTGATGTTCAATGCATTCATCTTATCGGTACTGGGCCGGACAGACGTATCTCCGTTCATGAACGATTCAGCATGTTTATCTATTCTTGATCGTCGGTTCTGGGTACAAGATTCTCGGCTGGATAGTCTGGCTCCAACCCGTCCTTCTGACCATGCTCCTTACGGTATGAGGCCGGTGGATACCACTCTTATACAGCCAGAGCATGACTGTCCTTACACAGCCTATAATGACCGTCAGGGAGGCAAGGTACTCCCAGTGCTTCCAGACCGAATTGAGGATGCACTCAATCAACGTGATCGGTTTCGGTCTGTCCGGTACGTCTGGTTGGCCTACCGGACTCATACGATCCTTGGAACACTGGCTGCTATCAGACGATTCGACATGGAGTATATTCAGCGTCGGGCCGAGCAGCTTAGTGCCTTGATAGAGCAGGAATCTTTGGAGAAATTGTCATGACCCAGAAAAAACAGCATGCTCAATTGACCCCAGAAGAGTTAATTGAGGAATTGAAAAAAGCAGGTATTGATCCCAACCGTTGGGTTGATGTAGAGGAAAAATACGTGCGTCCTATTGGTCTGGAAAATCAGCAAAAATTACTTGTTCAGATGAGGGATATGTTTGAAGGCATCGTGGAACAGGATAGACAGCAAGTGCTGGCTTTGAAAGAGCAAGTAGCCAGGCTGAAACACGGTGGAGGAGTCTAATGGCAGATCAGTGGGGTACATTAACTATTGAGGTTCCGGATTTCTTGGAATCTACACGAGATGCTATTAACAGTGTGGCTGAATTCCTTGTTACAATGCTGGATATTGTTTTGGCCGCCCTTCAGTTGGTCAAAGCATTCTTGACGGCGTTCATTGATCCTATCATGGCCCTTATCCAGAAGATTATTGATGAGTTAAATGCCCTTATACAAGATATCCGCCAGATGGGAATATACATTACAGGGGATTGGAAACTCTTAAACTATCCGTTTGATGACCTGCGTGGGGGTTATCAAGAGTTCGAGCGTCGGATGACAGTTAAGTTGACGGATCGAACGGACCCCACACGGCCTAATGTGTCCGGTAAGATGTTAGTGTTTGGTTTGTTCTTTTACCTTTCGGTAGACATATCAGATATCCAACGTCTGATTGCGTTTATCATGAGGTTGATTGCATTTTTCAAACAAGATTGGTCAGCCAACGTACTGCCTTCTGTAAAGATCACAGAAGTTCGTTATGGCCTGGATACAGTCAATGCTTTGATGAACCCTATGTCTATGGGAGATGCTTTCAGGCAAATGGCCCAATCTGGTATTTCAGGGGACGTTCCGCAAATTGCTCAGGTGAGATTTAAGACTAACACCCCAAATAAGAACAGTCCGTTTGATCCATTTCCTCCAAATTTACTTGGTCCTGATGGTTTTTGCATCACAGTTTCGACGTTCCCCGACGGAATTAAACTTCGTTATGATAAACCTCGTTTGAACACGACGACAGCACCAAATACTTCAGACCCAGAAAAACGGGTACAACCTCGTGATTATGGTGCTGTTCGATCAACCGATGGGAAACCTATTGTGTTGTATGGTGGTTCTGGGATGATAAACCTGCCTACTGGTTTGGGATATAATAACGGAACCTCGGATGGAGGCCCAGTTACAGGTAAAACTCGAATTTATGGGTACACGAGTCCGGCAGTTAACACTCCTATTCCTATTGATGAAATGGAATACTACTGGCAGAGAACTTTTTATATGGATCAAACCCAGGTGGCTTTCCAGTCTTTCACTGGGGAATACACTTTTAATATGAGCCTTATTGATATGCCTGTTGAGGCTAATCTTGAGATTGAGGACGGCGGAAAAGTCAAGATTGAACCTGTATATGGACCGGATGGTGATTATCAACATGCCGGTACAGTTCATGTTCGAATTGCAGCTTGTAACAAGGCTGCAATTGATAAATTCAAGTATGATCTTGGAAATGCCAAAGTTACGACGATGGCTGCTGCCCCCGGTTACATTATAGCTCCTCCGCCAGAGGGGACGGACGTAACAGATATAGGGACGTGGTCAAGACCACAGCAGGTGACTTTCCCGAACGCTAATACGGCAGCCTACATCCAAGCTGTACAGTCGGCTTTGGCTGTGCTTTTCCTGTGTCGGCCTGACCTGGTAACATTGGCTGATCTTGAACAGATGTTAACCCCACAGCAAATTACCAAGATCAATGGCGGGACACTATTGGTAGAAGGTACAGCTAAGAATGCTTGTAAGTTAGAAGGACTGAAACATCTTCTTCGGGTGATGTATGATGGGGCCTACGGTCCAAGCCATCAATGGAAACGTTCTGGGGAATCCCCGATTGATTTCAGGCTTTCTCTTGATCGACGGGTGCGAAAATTCACTCAGGATTTGTACCAGCGTACAGGGCCGATGCCGGATGTTGAGAAATTCGTGGCTGAAAACACTCTTAATCTCCGTTCGACAACTTGGGGGGATATTGTTGGGGCCTCTTCTTTGACTTCAGCTTCTAATTACACAGATGCTTTCAGGAATGCTCTCCTATTGGATGCTCTCAATACTGATACCGATGCAGGTACGGATCTTTTATCCGGTTTGGCTGTGAATCCTTGGTGTGCTCTTATTGATGCTGATACAGCTCTCATGACACCGGACTTGATAAAAGGTCGTACCCCTCAAATGTTCGAGGCCGATACAGGAGATACAACCCTTTTACGGGATATAGTTCCTAAAGCTGAGATCGACAAATACCTCCCGACGCTGCCGGTCGGGATTCGGGCAATCTACGAAGGCAGTAAGAGAGATGCCGATGGTAATATTACTGTAGATGATACTGTGTTCACAACAATGACACAAATGCTTGCAGGGAAAAAAGAGGGTTCGGCAGACCGATCCCCTATTGTTTTTTCGAATGCAAACGATGTTAACCGGAGTACTACAATTGGCCAAGTGGTGGACAATGCAAGTATCGTGTTTGCTCGAACTCTTTTGACTGAGTATGACGGCGGTTCCTTGATAAGCGAAGCTAAGATTGCTCTGAGCATGGCCGGAAACTTGTGGAAACGTGATGATGACGGGGCATGGATTGCTATCCGGTTCCTCGATATAATGCCAGGTATTGATGATTTCATTGAAACAATCAGGAACTGGATTCAGGCCATCTTGAATGCTATTAATTCCATCATTGACACGATCATCAAATATATTGAGTGGCTAGAAGCCCGTATTATTGAGATGCAGCAGATGATTCGACGGATCAATGCTCTTATCCAAACTCTTTTGGGTCATCTTTTTCAAGTCCCAGCATGTTCGGCCTTGATGTGTATTGCACCAGGTACAGACGGCTTGCTAGCAGCTTTATTGAATTCACAAACCAAACCTAATGATAGTCCTTTGGCTTACGGAGCCGGGATAGCCCTTGTGGTTCCGTTTATACCTGCATTTGTTTATGATTTGTTATTGTTGATTTTCCAGAAAAAAGATGGTGATCCTGTAGGTTCGATAGCAGGTGAAGATCCCCCGGCAGGAATTCCGTTGGAGGGTCTGCCAGGGTCACCCGAAGAGACTGAAGATGATCCCCCCGATGTTTTGTAGGAGGCTGCCATGAGTTCGTTTGACAAAATGATAGTGTGGCCAATTGGTTATTTTCGAGCCGTAACTAGCTGGTTGTTACGGAACCGAAAAGAAGTAGGGGCCAGAATTGCTACGATTACGGCTGAGGTCGACCGAATAGGCCATGTATCCGTCGGGTATGAACCTTCTTCTACTGAGGAGGGGGAAATTACTGAAATTAGGGCTTCTATTGCAGTCACGGAGAATTCAAATGTCGGGAGATTGATGCAAGCCTATGTGGCAAATGGAGGGAATCCTTTGGATATTTCTCCATTTATGCATCCTCAGGAGGGTTACCCACATGGTGGGGTAGTATTCCCTATTTCAACTGATGACAATGAGGGCCGTCAACCGGTTCTTTTGGAGGACGGTACGGATTCCGGGTACGGCCCACAGATGGGAGGTTGGTTAAAAACTGATCGTTATTACGCTTCTCGGACAGGTGGTCCGAAAGATCCAGGTTCTTATGATTCTGATACTATTTTGACAGGTATGCATCATGTCCGTTCCTGGGCTAATCAGGAGATTAAGGAACGGTTACAGGATATTGAGTGGAGAATTATTAAACAATGTGATCTGAGAGAACAGCTTATTACAGAACGAGATAATGTTCTGAAGCAGGCATTCGGGGGTGTTTTGATTGCCGTAGATGAGTTTGATGAGGGTCGGTTTGATGAGAACCTTCGAGTTCAGACTGTCGTTCAGGAGATGTATCAGACCATTTATAATACAGACGATACTGGTCAAGTATTGTCTTTTGCTCCGAATCCTTTGAACCCTCTATACGGATTTGCCCTCAAAGATGCAGATTCAGAGATAAACCGGTTCGAGATGGGTTGTTGATCTGAAAAAATGATTAAATTGCCTATAGAAACGGACAGTAGGAGGTGTCCTTAAATGGCGAAGGAATTTCAGCTAGCGTGGTCTTGCGATCACCGGACAATTGAGGAAGGGGTTTTACTAGGAGATGATCGAAGATCCCTTCTTACCCGGCAGCCTATAGCAGGGTCAAAAACCGTTCGGGTTATGGCTAATGATGAAGTGTACATCCCTCAAGGTGGGTTACTTTCTGCTGCTCAACTGTACGGTTCCACTTCGGGCCCTTTCGACTTAATCGAAGGTGATGATATTCTGACAGTTGAAACCCCAGTAGGGGGTTTCACAACGTCGTTTGGAGTCACGGGAATTTCTCGTTGGACAACCGACCAGGTTATTAAATATCTTCAGAAAAAGAATCTGACCGTGGCTGTAATGGAAAATATCAACGGTCATCTGATGTTCTCTGACGGATCGAAAATAGGACCCGACTCTTTCGTAAAAGTGACTGGCAAAGCTGCTGAATCATTAGGTTTTGGGTCGGCGGAGTGTAACCGGGGAGCTTCGGCTCAACGCGGTGCTCGCGGGGCTCAATTGTACCCCAGTTGGAATTTAGCCACACGGCAAGATGACTTGGTGAACAGATTCCCGGTTTTCGATTACCCTGTGAAAGGAAACCCTTTATTCAAAGTGTCATACACAGTTATTCCTCAACGGTGTTTGCGTTGTGGAGGAACTTGGGTTGAAAATGATTATCGATATGGCCTTGATGGTAGAGCTTTACTGATTGAAAATGAGAATTTGTTATACCAGGCTTGCCTGAAGATGCTTCTCACAGAATTGGGGAGTAATCCATTCCATACTTGGTACGGAACCCGAATTATGAGCCGGATTGGAACCAAGGCTGTGTCTGGGGTGTCTATGTTACTTAGTGAGGATGTTCGGAAGGCTTTGGCTCGGCTCCAGTCCCTTCAGGTGGAGCAGGGGAAATACCAGAAAATATCCTTGAAAGAACAGCTTTATTCTGTCTTGAATGTTCAGGTTGCACCACACAAACAAGACCCGACGACTTTCTTAATCGACGTGGTTGTACGGAATGCTTCGGGGCAACAGGTAACGTTAAGTATCGTGTTTACAGCCCCTTCTGCAGTAGCCCTGATGGGTTCCAATGGACTTATGCTAGGTACAGCAGCCGTGGGTTTAGGAACAGATAAAGTGTTTCCAAATCAATTGAGCGTAAATGGTGTCCCTAGGGAGTAATAATATGACAACAGACATTAGAACACCTAAATTTTACGGCCCTGACGACGTTCTTCGAACAACGTATATCTTTTCGACCGATCTATCTTTTCGTTTTTTTAATGGTGTTGTAGATGCAGATACCGTAGATGTTCAGGTATCTTTAAGAAACGGGGCTTTTTCTTCTGATCCTGATTACGTATCATTTGAGGGGACTTCTTTTACCATTCCTAACCCTGCAGCTTATCCTGAGGGTCTACAATTACTACCCGGTGAGAATATTATTGCTGTTCGGGCTGTAATGTCTAATGGAGATACTTCCTCAATTGGAAGTATTCAGGCTAATCTATCTTTGGAACGAGATGTGAAAGCCGGAGTGACGGCCCCTAGTGGTATTTATGTGGAACGTTTGGATAATAAAGTTCAGGTTTTTGTGGACGGTCTTCAGGATACCAACGTAACAGGCTATCAGTTTTATGCCTCCACAGAAGCAGGTGGGGGTGTGGCAGGGTACAAAAAGATTTCGATTGAAACAGTTTCTTCAGGGGAGGTGTACGAGAAAGTTACATCTTTAGGGGAAATGAATGTTGATGCCACTGTAGCCCGGAACGAAGATGGGAGTATGGTTGCCGAACCTCAGTATATCCATATGATTAGTACACAGGAAGATCGAACAGGAACGGTTATTCAGACAGATCTTAACCAACGTATCAGTATACCTGATACCGTCACTCAGTTCCGGTCTGCTGTTACTTTTGATTCCGTGCAAAGACTCCAACGATTTTCTTTTGTTCATGTTCGAAAAGCAACAGCCAGTGTGACTGAGACATACCCGGCAGTTCCCTATTCTGAATTTTCAACCATATTAGATTCTGATCCTCTCTATTATGTAGCAACAGCACTCTATATGATTGATGGTAAAGAGTATGAATCTTCATATTCTCCAGAGGTGGCAGCCACGCCGATCATTGTGTCTCCGATGGTGTCTACTCTTCCGGCAGTATCCAAACAACAGATTGTCCGGGATACCACACTATCCATCTACCGGTCTCATCCTGAATTAGATGTAAAACCAGGTTCAGTTCTTCGGGATACGTTCGTTGACCCATTCTCGACAGAAGCTGAGCGTATACGATTTATCTTAGGATTTATCCAAGGATGTCAGGCATTTTCAACTCTTTTGGATATTGATGATCCGAGCCATACAGGTACATCTATTACGGTGAGCAATTCTCCGTACAAGTTGGCTTTAAAGCAAGCATTCTATCTGCAGGCCAATGTAGATGTGCAAAATATGATTGATAATGCTTTTGATCGTTTGGCTTCCCAAAGAGGAACATTCAGGAATAATGGGCGTCGTTCGAGAGGTGAATTGACCGTTTATGTAACCAAGAAACCGACATCCTCCATATTCCTTCAATTAGGCACTATAGCCTTTGTAGGTAGTCGGACGTATCGAACAACCTCAGCAACCTACATCACGACGACTGGGATTGGATCTTCTTATGACCCTATCACAGGTAGGTATTTTAGCAGAATGTTCATTGAGGCTGTTGATCCAGGAAAAGATGGAAACGTAGCAGCAGGTCAAATCCGAACACTTCGAAATGCCCCTGCAGGTGTGATGTGTTACAATGATGTGCCGACTTACGGTGGTCGTGATGCTGAAACCAACCGTCAATTAGCCACTCGGGCTGATGGGGTGCTCTCAGGTGTGGACACAGGGACATATCGAGGATACGTCCAGACGACGAACAACATTAGTGGGGTTCTGGAAAATACCGTGGTGGATGCTGGGCATTCTTTAATGCTTCGGGACATCAACCCAGCTACAGGGAACCATACAGGCGGCAAAGTGGATGTTTGGGTTAGAGGTGAGAACCTGGCAACCATCCAAGACAGTTTTGCTTTCTCTTTTGAGATCGTTAATCGAGGGCAGTTTGAACCTGTCGGCTTGTTGGCTGATATGAAATTTAGGGCTGTAAATTCAGAATTATTTACTTCTAACCCCCTCATGGAGATGTTGGATAATGAAGCCTGGGGGTTCATGTTTACGGATGATACTACAGGTAAGATCTTTGATCTCACCGATGTGCAGATTTTGTCCTATGACACGATTCAGTTGGCTTCGGCTTACAATGACCCGGCTAATATGGCTCTTTCAGATGTGTTCAGGGGGTCATATCGATACCGAACAGGCAATCGAATCGTACTTCAGCGGCAGCCTGTTCGATCTGTGAGTAGTTTGATGGGTGATCCTACTCGGTCAGACTTAATTGATGATGACCTCTACAAGTTGTTTGCTGGCAGTCAGCCGATGGATCTTGGCCGTTCCACAGAATCCGGGGATTATGTCCAGATAGTCCAACCTATCGACGATTTCGTTCAGATACCCTCTGGTGACCCCATAACCGTGTCCGGTGAACAACATGTTCTGTTGGGTGGTACAGAATACCTAGACAATTTGGGGATCAATCCCATTACTGTCAGGGTCTACACGGCTGACAGGACAATCGAATATTATGGCCCATATCATCCTAATGTAGAGCCTGATTATACGTTCGTGGACGAGTCTGGGGATTACCCGATGGGAATTCGTCCGACGGCTCTGAGTCGGATGACTGAGGGTGAGACAGTGTCCGTAGATTACAGTCATGATGAGAACTTTGTTGTCACTTATGAGGTTAACTCTCTCATAGGTGTCACTCAGCAAGATTTAGACGATTCCAGAAGTATTATGGCCGACGTGCTGGCCAAGGACTCGTTCCCGATAGGGGTGGATATTACTACAACTATTGTGGTGGAGAAGAATAACACCTTTGATGTTGTGGATAGTTCTGTCAGGACGGAATTGTCTCGTCTGTTTGGGACATTCAAATTAGGAACTCCTGTCCGACAATCGGATATTATCGGGTCTATTGAGGAAGTGGATGGTGTATCCTATGTTGTGGTGCCTCTTACTAAGTTAACCCGTACAGACGGTTCTCAGGCTGTTTTAGAGCGGGTTCTGACTGACACTGAGACAGATTACACAGAGATAATGGCCTGGTCAACAGATTTGGTAAAAGTTTATATCCTTGAGAACCCCTTGGAATCAGGAACAGCAGATGGTGGGGGTGCTTTTAACGAAACAAAAGGGGTATATCTGAATCAGACTCTTCTGACAACCTATAATGATCCTCCTGATTTTCACGGAGTTCCGCTTAATCGAAGTCCGAACGGTGGTTATATTATTGGTAATGAGGGGATGAATATCTCCGGTTACAGTGATGATGCAACTTTGAAGGCAGCCTATCCATTTGCCACAGATACTGAAATTATTGAGCATCGAGTGGAAATAACGGCTGGAAGAGTCTTGGTGGCCTTGCCGACGTTGATAACGCCTTTGGATCAGGTTTTTCAGGTTACATATGTCGTGTCTGGGGATACAGGTATTAAAAATATTGATCCTGACCCTATCATGTATCTGGAATTAGGGGATCTTGAGTTTACGTATGACGAAGATGTTGATTTCTCATCTATGGTTAGTGGAGGCCGACGGAGTACTTAATGGCTGATAAACCACAAGAAAAAGACCTTTTACCTTCTCTGATACCTCAGAATCCGGCTCCTCTAGGGGATAGTCAGGATCGAAAAAATGCAGTTCGGAGTCAGGTTGATCGGATTATGGCAGCATTTATGAAAGTGTTGCCTAGTAATTATGTGTCCCAGGTATCCGGTCCTTTTTACAATCTTCAGTTTCAGGCAGCTGCAGAACAGATTGCAAATATTCAGATTACTGCTCAGGAAACTTTGGCTGACAATTTCACAGATTACACTCGACCTGAATTTCTTTGGCAGATTGTTGGTTCATTGGTGTTTCCCAACGCTAAAACTGACGGTTGGCCTAATATTGATGGTGACCTTACCTACCGTAATTTCCTTCAACAGATGGTGTTGTTGCTTCTTCAAGGGCCAAAACCTTCCGTAATCAAGGAGGGAGTTGAGTTGCTGACAGATGCTACGGTTGAGGTTATTGAACGTGGGATTGAGGCCCGGAAATTGAAAGGCAAGTCAGCCTGGAAAATAGATGACCAGTTCACCTTTGAGATTAATATTAGTGAAGAAGCTGGAACGGTCGAGATCGATGGGGTGGATATCCCTCTTAATAAGTTCCCGACGGAAGACCCCTTCACTCTGGCCAGAAATGTTCAGATCGTTATGAGGGCTTTGAAGCCCGGGCATACTTTGTATGATTACAGGCATTTATTTTTTGACAGTTTCCAACATTTGTTTACGGATACATGGTCTTTTGATTTCACAGCTTATCATTATCAGGACTTCCGGCGGTTCTGGTTTGGTGCTAAAAATGTAACTGGGACGACTGGGGTCACATTAACCGACCGGGCATTATTTAGTGATCCGGCTAGAGATTTTACGTCTATTCAGCCTGGGGCTATTCTGACTATCTTAGATGGTCCGAATTCTTTGCATATTGATGATGATGGAATTCCAGTGCATTTGGACGAAGAGTATTCCGGAAACTCCCGTGTGGAAGAAGTTCTGTTTTTTCCGGTGGGGGATGATGCAACTCCCCGAGCATACACAACATCTCCGACAGGATTGACAGGAACGGCTACTATAGCGGGCGATACAATAGAAGATCCCACCCAATCCTGGGAGAATGCTATTGAGGGTGAAATTCTAACATTTACGGCTGGACCAAATTCCGGTTCTTATCGTTTGAAAACGTTGGTGGGGTTATATGGCGGGCCAGTTGGGTTTGCCAGTGGTCCAGCAACGAAAGTGAAAATAGCACCGAGTATCTTACGTCTGCATCGTAGGATGTCTCAATCAGTTACAGGTCAGTCCTATAAAGTGGATGTTGATCGTTTAGGGATGCAGTTGCCGAGACGGGTTGAGGAAGAGGACGCCACAGTTTATTTTATCCGGTGACGTGGTTTTCGATTTATACTTATCCTCTTATAGATACTTGGAATGTGAAGGAGAAATCATGCCTGCTGACATTAGATATACCATAGGGGCTACCACCTACAATAACGTCAGTGTAGACGTTATTCGAAAAGGTGATGTTGTTTATTTGGAATGTCCTCATATTGACCAGACCAGTTATGCTTGGACTTTGTCGTACAAGCCTGTTTCATCTGGTGGGGTAGCTTCCACGGCAGTTCTGACTTCTTCAACTGCTCGACAGACAAGTTTTACGGCTGATTTTGATGGTTCTTACCTGATCCGATTGATCGTCAATCAGGGTGTTGAGGGTGAAGATACAGAATTCGTCCGTATTCGAAGTAAAACTAAGTTTGCCAACCTGCACCTGGTAGCTGCCGGTGAAAGATATAACCAAGATGGTGTAGTTCCTGTGGATGCTACTGACCGGGGCTGGTCGGATTTCCAGAATGATAACCTTCAGAAGGTCTTGGCAATTTGCCGCCGGACGGCAACTACAGGCCGTATTCTGTATGTGGATGCCAACCGTCCGAGAGGTTGGGAGGGTATTGGCTTGGAAAGCGGTACGAACAACCCAGCCAATGACCCAGACGAAAGTGTTCGTTACCCTGGAACCGACCAGACGGATGCTACAACAGATGAAGAAACCGGTATCGAGATACCGACGGAAGCCATTGGGGATTTTGGAACCATTCAAGAGGCTATGGATTATGCCTTGACGATGACTCCTGTCCCGTCCTTGAATAATCCAGTTTGGGTTTATATTAAATCAGGTCTTTACAAAGAAGATCTGACATTTTATTCTCATGTGTATCCTGTAGCAGATATGAACCGGACAGGGATGTTTGATGCAGATTTTGGTATGTTTAGCGGTGATATACCTTCTGCAACGATGGCTCGGCTGACTCCTGTCGTGGTTCAAACGACCACTTCTGCTGGTCACACCTGGGATGCTCCTAATTTACCCGCTTTGATTCCTGGAAACCTGTCTGAAATTTCGGCTTTTTATGAAAATATGCCTGCTCTGGTGACTTATGGTATTTCATATGAGAACTGGCATCCTTCTCCGGCTGGTGACCCTCAGCCCTTGTTTACGATTACGGGTACAGGAGCTGTATTTAGCAGTTCGGATTTCCTTCAGTTAGGTACGACTCTAGCCCAGGAGTCAGGCCCTGCTATAGTATTTGATAATCCTCAACATGGCCTGGATGTCAATCAGCGGGATTTTATTATCTTTGAGGCACAGAATTGTCTTATCTCTAAAACTCCTGTAGCGGGTGATGAAGAACCTTTGTTTCTTTTGGATTCTGCCGGATATTATGTCCTTCAAGAATCCGTTCAGCCTAAAGGAGG